GCTTTGAAGGCCAGACCAACGGCGAGATCAACCAGGGCATCGCCCTGTCGATCCGCAAGGCGGCCGAGAAGCGCATCGGAGCGAAGTGAATGGCCAAGCGTCTGTGCTCAATTGAAGGATGCAGCAAACCTGCCAAAGGTCGAGGCTGGTGTGGCGCCCACTACTATAGATGGCGGATGCATGGAAATCCTTTTGGCGGGCGCACCCCAAACGGTGAACCCATGGCCTTCTATCGCCATGTTGTCCTTCTCCATGACGCCGACGAATGCCTCCCTTGGCCATATGCCAATGATGGCAAAGGCTATGGCGTCGTATGGGTCGATGGGTCAATTGAATATGTCTCTCGCCTTGTATGTGAGGCCGTTCACGGCCCTCCTCCGACGCCGGATCATGAGGCGGCCCACGGCTGCGGCAAAGGGCATCTCGCCTGTGTCGCAAAACGCCATCTCACGTGGAAGACACATGCTGAAAACATGGAGGATAAGTTCGCGCACGGGACCATCCTTCGCGGCGAGCAGGTTGGCAATGCAAAGATAACAGCCGATCAGGCCGCATCAGTGAAGCGCGCTGTCGGTGTCGACGCATCTGCTATGGCTGATCGCTTAGGGGTCAGTAAGGCGACGATATATTCTATTCGGCGCGGTGAAAATTGGGGATGGATCAGTGTCTAAGAACGAAATGCCTGCGTTCCAAATGTCCATTGAAAACGGCCGATTGGTGCCGGCTACACCTTATGATCAAGAACGTCTTCTGACATGGCGAAATGGTACTCGTGTATCGGTGAAATTCACCGAAGAGAAAAACCGCGTCATGATCAAAAAGTGGTTTGCGATCCTTGGCCGCGCTGTGAAGGAGTGCAAAACGCCATGGAAAAATAAGGAGCAAGCATCAGAAGCTATCAAGCTCGCTCTCGGACTCGTCAATCTCACGAAGACCGTCGGCGGCGCATGGCTGCAATATCCGAAAAGTTTGACCGAGTTGGATGACCCGGACCTGACTGAGGCAGTCGAGCGGATGATCGATATTATCTACAACATTACCGGTGTCGATGCTTCCGTCTGGCATAAGCACGTCGAGAGTATTCGAGATGATGAATCGTCGGAGGAGCCCGCCGCCCCTTCCGATGATGGAGGCGGCGGGGAAGATGCCCCCCATCACGGCCCCGCCGCACCAAATTCCGGCGTATTTCACAGGACGCGCCATAAGCGGGAAGCTCGCGACTTTCTTGAAAACGTCGTCATCCCCTACGCCGATGATGACTGCCTTGTTTGGCCCTATGCCAAAGACGGAACAGGTCGCGCCTGCATTAAGATCGAAGAACGGACGGTCGCCGTCCATAGATATGTTTGCGCCAAGGTGTACGGCGAGCCGCCGACCCCCGAGCATGAAGCCGCCCATTCATGCGGGATGGGACACCTCGCCTGTGTTAACCCGCGTCATATACGGTGGGCGACAAAGGAAGAAAACGAAGCTGACAAGCAAACGCACGGGACTGCGATCCATGGCGAAAAGAACCATCAGGCCAAATTGACCGAGGCTCAGGTCGCTGAAATAAGAGACAGCCAGGGAAGGGTGACGGCTCGTGAAGCCGCTGACCGATATGGAGTCTCAATTTCCACCGTCTACGACATCCGCCAAGGCAAAACTTGGACGCTAGGACAAGTTGATCTTATGGCCGCTATGGCGGGCTCCGATCTAATCGCGCTGAAGCGCGAGGCGATCGCCAAGTTCCTCGCTGCAGCAACTGACAAGACGGTTCCAGACCCCAAGGACAGGCAGGAGACGGTTATCTTCGCAAAGGATTCGTGGAAACAATCGCTGCCCGACGACTGGGCTTTCGTTCAAGCCTGTTTTGAGACTGCTCGTAAGGTTGTCAAATCAGAACTGAAGGTCGATGCAGCACGGCGGTATCTTGAGGGATTGATTTGATGGCCGAGATCGAGCGCATCATCATCGATGCACGCAGCGACCTGCACATTCAGGTCGAGGCCGCAAAGGCTGCGATCGAGGCCGGCATCGAGGAGGGCGGCCTGTTCGGCATGGGCAAGGGCGGCAAGTTCTTCGGTGTGCGCCGCAACAAGACGTCGATCAGGGTCTATCCACAGGAGGAGCAAAACTGATGGGCAGACTTGGCAAGAACCAGATCGACTTTCTCGCCGGCATATGCCTCGGCCGGGCTTACATCGTCGGCGACAAGATGATGCGCAGCCTTGCGAGCAACGGCTGCCTGCAGGCTCTGGGCAAGGAAGGCGATAGCTTCTACGTCATCACCGCCGATGGTCTTCGGGCCGTTGCTGATGCACTCGACAGCGGCAAGCTTCCGGCGCAGAGCCTTGACGCATTCAAGATGAAGGCGCCGCACTGATGGCTCGCGCTACGAAGGAATGGATTGGCAAGACGGACGACAGCAAGCCGCCACCGCGCGTCTGCCAGCGCGTCTTCGACCGCGCCAACGGTATCTGCCACTTCTGCGGCCAGCCGATCAAGCCAGGCCAGAAAACTGAGACGGACCACAAGAAGGCGCTGATCAACGGCGGCGAGAACCGGGAGACAAACCTCGCTCCAATTCACAAGACACCATGCCACAAGATCAAGACAGGAGCCGACCTGGCCGACAAGAAGAAGGTCGCCGCTGTGCGCCAGAAGCACATCGGGGTTGAGGCCAAGAAGAGGCCGATCAAGTCCGCACCGTTTGCCAAATCCGAAAAGCCACAGCGTGTTGGCAAGATGCCGCTGCCATGGAAGAACATTTTCAAAGCGAGGACGACATGACAGATCCAGTAAAGCAGGTAGAGGCGGAGGCGCCGCGTTCGCCGAGCGCTCGCGACAATCTCATGCTACTCATCGGCAGTTTCCCGCTACACACCGATGATCGCGGCGACGACAATCAGGTTCTGCACGACGCTTTCTCGGGCGACTACGACACGCGCACCGAGGCCATATACCAACTCGTAGACGATATCTTAGCGGAAGTATCCGCCGAGGCTGCTCCAGTAAAGGCGGAGGCGCTGGACGAGAAGGGGAGAGCGGCGGCAATTAATGCTCTGATGGATTTGAACCCAGACGCGAGCCACGCAACGCGCGCCGAGAGAGCCATCCGCGCCTATCTGGCATCCTCCCTTCCCGAAGCGCCAGTCGTACCGGTGGGGAAGGAGGGGGCAGACGGAGCGCCACAGCGTCTTTGGATTTCGTTCGCTGATCTTGGCGAATTTCAGCCGCGCCATATCCGGCAATGGCAAAGCGCGCCATTTGGCGATGGAATCGAATACATCCGCGCCACTCTCGTAGCCACCCCGCCCGCTCTGACAGCGGCGGTGGATGGGGCCGCACGCGACTTGCTTGCCGCGCTCGATCCGTACGCGCTCAACCCAGAAGCGTTCAATGCATGGGCTGCGCTCGACATCGCCCTTTCCCCCGGTATACCAGAGGGGGAGCCGGTTGCTTGGCGCATTCTGATCACCGACATGCGCGGTAGCACCCACTATGTTTACACAGAGGTCTTGCCGTTCCAGCCGTTGGCCGATAGCGGCGTTCGGATCAGGCGCGAGCCGGAACCCCTCTTCGCCCATCCTCTCCCCACAAGGAGCGCCAAGCCATGACCTCCGATCTGATCGAACGGCTGCGCGCCAAAGTCTCATGGCGTTCTGACGAAGACCTTATGGATGAGGCCGCCGACCACATCGCCAGCCTTGAGGCTGCTCTGGCTGAAGCGTCCCCGAAGGCCGATGAAATCAGTCCTTACGAGTGGCTGGCGCAAGAGTTTGACCGGCTGGCGATCCTTCGCAAGATGTGGACCGCTTATGAGGTCGCGGCCATGATCCGCCGCCACGATATAGAGCGTCCAGCCGCCCGCGCTCTGGATAGGGGAGAAGGCCGGTGAGCGAGCCTGACGAGAATGGCTGGATGCCGATTGAGGCGGCACCGAGAGACCACCACCTCATACTGACATGGAGCATCCATTCTGGACGCGTGGTAGCCTTTCTCGATGCAACTTGGGAATGGTGGCCGTCGCCTGCGGGGAAGCCCTTGAAGCATGCGCCAACTCACTGGCAGCCGCTTCCAAAGTCTCCCACCCCTCCCTCTCACGAGGAGGGCGACACCGCATGACACGAGCCAAACGCAGAAAAAGCCCGCGCATCCCCGAAGGAACACGCGGGCAAGATTGAGCGCATGGCCTCGCTCAAGGGGTGAAAAATTATCGGCGCCGCGGAGGTTGCCGGCGAGGCTTCGACTCCTCCTGCTCATATCGCCTGTCGAGGCGCTCGAGCAGAGCCTTGTGCATGTCTTCCATCTCTTCGGTGCGGCGATCGGCGAGGATCTCGAGCGCAATCCGCATGCCGCGGATTTCCTTGATGAGCCGCTCATGCATTTCGCGATCACCAAAGCCAAGTCCAATGCCAGTCAGAACCGGGTGATCAGGCTTTGCAGGCGGCCATCGCTTCGAATAGCCGACGTAGGCGGCGGTCGCCGCGCCGAGAAAGACGCCCGCCAATGTTATCGCGTTAGTCCAGTCCACTGCCCTTCTCCCGCGCCAATACGTCGTCGACGGTGCGGGCATCCCTCGCTGCACGCATGATGTTCACGATATCTGTGAGCAACCATCCGCATGCCATCACAAAGGCAAAGCCGAAGGTGGACTGGAACGACAGGACCAACTGTGTCCAGAAGAAACAGCTAAGAAACGCAAAGACGGCGCGGGCGACGGGACTTCGCCGCCAGGCGCCATTGATGAGCAGGACCGCGAGCCGCGTGGATCCGAACACGGTGAGCATCGTTGCCCACACGCTCTGCCCGGCGACCGCCAGGAGGAACTCATAGCCCTTGCCGTAGCCATTGGCGACCGAAGAGACCATCAGATCCGTGTGGACGCTCAGCATCATCCCGATCCCAAGCAGGACGAAGGAAGCCGACCATTCTGCCCAGCGTGGGAAGAAGGCGGCTGAGAAATTGTGCCTTATGTGGGCGATGACCATGGCGAATGACTCTAACCTTTTGTTCATCAATCACCCCAAGCCCCAAATATTGCATGCTTATTTCCTGTGCTTCAGTCGCTAGTAACGCACGACTCCGAGAAGAAGAAGCACCAGTAATATCACAATGACCGCAACCGTGACGAGTGGTTGAGGCAATCTGCCCCCGGCAAAACCTGTCGGCCAGCCGGTGATGGCGAGCACGATCAGGACGATGAGCAGGACGTCAAAGCGGGTGAGCATGGCAGTTCTCCCTTCCGGTCTCAGAGACGGATGCGACGGCTCATGTGTCCGGCGCGCGGTCCCATTCGATGATCTTGTTCATGCGAGCTGCGCAGATGCGCAGGCCAGCCTCGTTGACGTCGCCGCGGTCGATCAGATCGCCGGTCACGGCCGGACCACCGGGCTTCGACCATACCTTTGCGCATGGCCGCTTCAGCGTCGGCGGGATGTGCCGATAGATGATCTTCTGCTCAACGACCACCTGCGGCTTTGGTGTGGTCGTACATGCCGCGCAGGGCAGCAGGAACAGGCAGCTTGAGATAAGCATCAACGTCCGCATCTTTTGCCCTCAGATCGGCCAGTGATTTGGCCATTGTCAGTGTCGTGGCGTTCGCCACTTCAATCTCGTCGGCCAGGTCGGCCGCCAGCTTGTCGGAAGCGTCCTTGTCGGCCTTCAGCTTAGCCATGGTGGCTTCGTTGGCCTTGTTGGTGGCCACTGCGGTATCGCGGTCCCTGATGGCCGCATCGCGCATCACGACGGCTTGCTGGGCCGCCGACTTGTAGTGGTAGGCGACGAGTCCGAGCCCCATGAAGGAGATCAGCGCCGCGATCAGCGCATACCCGGTGAGGTTCATGCCCACATCCAGTACATGCCGAAGGCGATGGCCATGATGACGAAATGGATCAGCATGCGCCTGATGATCTCGGTGGCGATCTCTTTCATCACAGACCTTTCTCGGCCCATGATGCGGGACCGATCATTTTACATGGCGCCAGGACTTGCGCCGGCGGATGTCGGATACAGTCGTGAAGTGAATTCCGTAGTCTGCTGCTATGTCGATTATCCGCCGTGTATCGGCTCTGATGGCGCGCACCGTGTCATCAGTCAGGATCGCATTCCCATTGGCCGAACCAGGCGACGGCCGGGGGATGTGCCTGTCTTTCGCCATCATGTCGTCAGTGTTTTCGGCAGCGGAACCGATGAAAAGGTGATCTGGATTCCAGCAGTTTCTAACGTCACAATGATGAAGGACCATGCTGCCTTCAGGTACCCGCCCTTTGTGCAACTCGTATGAGACGCGATGCACCCGCATCCTTTTCCCGTAGGCGGCAATCTGGCCGTAGCCGTTGTGCCCAAGATGGCCGGTCCAGAGCCAGCAGCCGTCTTCTGAAAAAATCGTCTTTGCTTTCAGCCTGTCGATGACAGGAATGACATTGATGTGGTTCGGTCGCGCCATTTTCGTTGGTCCTCATTTGAGAGTAACCAACTGTATTGCAATAACTAATTCATGTCATCCCGCCGCGCCGAATATTCACTGGTTTCCTGGGGGCTCTGGCATTGCAGGGCCGACGTTCTGTTGGACGATATTGGCGCCGCCTTGCATGTTTGGAGGAATGCCGGCGTTGACCGACATGTAGTCGACGTCAGCTTGGCGCTCGGAAACGTTGTCCCATGTAGCTCCGAAAATATACGACCCGATGGTGGCAGAGAGAAGCATGGCTACCGAACTGACGATCGTCTCCCGCAGGCTGTCGGCAGTTCCCCATGCGGTCAGATAGGTCAGTTCGCCCACGCCCCATCCAATGATTGCCAGAGCTACTGAACGACGTATCGTCCACGGCTTGGCGAAGTGGCTGTGACTGCGACCGAACGCTACAGGCGTGCCAGGCTTCTTGGTCACTTCAGCCGACCCATTCGGCCTTCAGGTCATCGTCATAGTGCTGGGCGAGCACGGCGATCTCCTGCGCGCGGTCGGTGCCATTGATGATCCGGCGAGCGTCGACGAAATCCGAATGCTGCAGGTCGATGAAGTCGTTGAGGTCGCGACCGGTGAACCAGCCTTCCTTCATGCCGGTGACCGCGATCTTGGCCGCAACGGCGGGATCGAGCGCGAGCTGCGGGTTCTGATGGACGGGTGCCCCGGTCTCGGCTTCGGCCCGCTGGTAGTTCTTCTCCCAGGTCAACTGCACGAAACCGCGCCCGTGCCAGGGATAGTAGCGCAGATGCGTGCGGCGCCAGTCTTCGGACAGCCAGTAGGCCTCGACGACTGGCCGCATGGTATGCGCCGTCTCCCAGAAGGCAGTCGCCAGAACGTAGGCGCACTGGTTGCGCAGCAGGCCTTGCGCCTTGCATTCATCGATAAGCATGCGGGTGCAGCCCAAGGACATGTCCATGGCGGTTCCTTTCCGCCCTCGCGGGCAGGCTCGATCAAAGGTTGATATTTCGGAGTTTTCGGTTAGGTCAGCGCAGGCTAGCGCGCAGGGAAGCGGTGGCGATAGGCCCGCAATGGACGCTCAAGGAATGCATAGCAGATGGCTGCCAGGCCGACAGACGCAACCAAAACAATAGCAAGCCTCTATCGCGGCGCCGCGCTGGGCAGAGCGGGCCGCCTGAATCCGGCTCTCTGAGGTTTAGAGATTGTGCTGCAACGCCAGGATGCGGACGGCGCGGGCTTCGGCGCGCAGCCTCGCCTCGCGCAGGAAAATGACATGGCAATAGACGCAGGCCGCAAGGCCGAGGCACAGCACCAGGCTGTTCTTCCAGCTGAAGTCGATCATCAGCGATAACTGCAAGCCATCCGCCATCCTGAAATCGGCAATGGTGCTCGCCGTTTCCACATTGCTGTTCACGGACAGCATTTTCGCGGCGAAAAGCAAGGCGACATGGTTGGCGAGGAAGAAGCCAGCGCGCCACTTCGCGCGGCAGAGCATCCAGCACCCAGCGACCGCGACGAGGATGATGGCGGCGTTCTGGGCCATCGACCCGCCGAGGTAGAAATCCACCTGCTGCCAGAACATCGTCGAGAAGGGGCGCAACTCGAGCCAGACGCGCCATAAGGCCGGACTGGCCGGATAGGTGCCGAGCAGCAATGTCGCCGTCCGCTCCGCCGCCAGCAGAAAGAGCATCAGGGCCGGGAAGGCAAAGAGCAGTACCGGCTTGCGCGTCATGTCATCCCCTCGACAACCAATACTCAAGTGTAAGTGGCATTAGTTGCGCGACGATTAACGCTTTCAATTGACCGTGCTTGCTTTTCTGGGGGCCGTCGACAATATGGGCGGCCGTCCGGGGGGATTAGCATGCGCTTAAGCAGTGAAGTCAGGCTCACCGCACTCGTCGTCATCATCACCATCGGCTTTGCGGCGGTCGATGTCTGGTGGTCGCCGGCCTCGAAGATCACCCTGGATCCGCAAAGCTGGATTGAGTTCGCCAAGATCATGGCGCTACTCTGCGTTCTGTTCTTCGGTATGAAGGCGATCGAGCGCCGGCTCATTGCCGATAAATCAAAGCCTGGCAGAGCGATCAGCTACGCAGCGGAAAGTCTGCGCTGGATGATCGTCAACGCCGCCTTGTTCATCCCGCTCGGCTTCGCCTCCGTCTATTTCATGTACCTGGCCGAAGCGACCGACACGCCGCTGATGGACGCGGCTCTTGCGCGTCTCGACGGCATGGTAGGCTTCGATTGGCTCTCGTTCCTGGCTCTGATGAATGCGCATCCGTGGATCGCCAGATCGCTGGTCTTTGCTTACAACGCGCTCGGAACGCAGCTCCCATTGCTGTTTATCGTGCTGGGCTTCGTCGACCGGCTGCGCCTGACCGAGTTCATGGCGACGCTTGCCGTGTCATCGGCGCTGAGCGCCATCGGCTTGGCCTTCGTGCCGGCGGCTGGGGCCTATGCATATTTCCAGCCAGCGGTCGCTGATTTCACAAACTTTACGCATGCCGGCTTCGGACACCTGAATGAGCTTATGAAGATTCGAAGCGGCGAGCCCATGAGCCTTCTGGTTACGCGAGCCGAAGGACTTGTGACGTTCCCCTCATACCATACGGCGCTCGGCATCATCGTCACATACGCGCTTCGGAAGAAGCCATTCATCGCTTGGCCGATTGGCATCCTCAACGCCGTAATGCTCGTTTCGACCTTGCCCGAAGGCGGTCATCACCTCACCGACGTCATCGCCGGCGCTGCGATCGGCGCCGCCTCCTGCTGGGCAGTTTGGGCAACGCAGGCGATACAGAGCCAGAAGGATCTCCGGATCAAAGTCGAACGTGTCTAATCCTATTGTCTATTGGAACGATAGGCCCACAATGCCTACGACGTTTCCCGTCGCGGTGGCCGCGAAATCCCGCGTCGTATCGTTTTCGGTTGTCGGTATGGAAAAAAGGTTCAGTGAGCTGTTTTGATCGTTTATCTGGTCAGTCAGATCATGAACTGGAGTATCCACTCCGTTCCACGAGAAGGAGCCCAGTTGAGGAGTGGCTGTACGACCGGAGTCGACCAGGATCAAGGCCAACCCGGTGATTTTGACTTCGAGATCAGTTAGAGTTGCTGTGTTTCCGGTAAAGGAGGTTGCAACGCTATCGACTGGTGTACTACTGACGGGGAATAGCCGCCACGTAGCAATTGCACAGTTCTGAGTGCCGTTGCTGAAAGTAACGACAAAGTTGGCAGTCGTTCCAGAGGCTTCAACAATATAGAACAGACCGATAGACGCCGCGCCGGAAGCAGAGCCATTAAGGATAGGCCCCGCAGTCATGGCGTTGCCGTTGCAGGTGACGCCCGAGATAGACCTAGGAGTGCCGATAGAGGTGGTGCGCGTCTGAACCGCCACTACGATCACTCTACCTGTACCAGCCGCGCCAACGTTCTTGGCTGTGAACGTGTAGGTCGTCAGGTTCGAATTATCGAGCGTCGCGCCTTCGTAACTGGCCACCATCGCGGACGTGAACGTCAAGCCGGCGGCACTGCCCGTCAGTGTGAACGACCCGGTGCCGGCCGAGATACCGGCAGCATAGAACAGGCTCGCGTTGTTTCCCGTCAGGCTGAATGAGCCCGTGTCAGCCGCCATCGATACATTCAGGTGCGCGGCGCTTCCTGAGAGCACAAATGAGCCGGGATCGGCTGCAAAGCCGCTTGCCAGAATCAGGTTGGCGGCGCTGCCTGTGAGAGCGAACGAGCCTAGGCCAAGCCCAAATGATAGCCCCAGCACCGCCGCAGAGCCGGATAGCGCGAATGAACCCGTGCCGGCGGCAACCATCGGGCCGATCCTGGCATCATTGCCGGTCAGTGTATAACTGGCGGTCTGAACAAGGGTATCGACGACGGGAAGCTGGTAGGCCTGCCACTCCCGATAGCCGTCCCGCTCCGATCCGACGCGGATCCAGCCGAATGAATTGCCGCCGAAGGAAGCGGCCGGGACATTGAACGAAGTGCCAGTGAGACCGCTATGCGTGGTGACAACCGACGTTGCGGTCGGATCGAGCACTTCGATGATGGTCGTCTGGCCAGCCTCCGAGGCGACTGTTGCGTCGGTCCAGGACGGCGGCGAATCCAGTTCAAGCAGGCGGCTGCGCTCCGCCCATGTCACTGCGATGTCGCTGACACCATCCCAAGGAACCAGGCCATAGCCGATCCCGTCATATTGCACATCGGCGGGACGCAGAGGCCGGATGCCGCGGCTGGCAAAGACGATGGTGTCCGCCGGCGCCACCGCCTCGTCCAATTGTCCGAGGCCTGTGTTGGTGAGCAGTTTGACGTCGACGCTTTCCCCGTCGGCATAGGTTTCGAAATCGCTGATCGATAGGTCGTCGAACAGGACGAACGAGGCCCCCGATGAATGCGCTTGCGGCACGCTGTCGAGACATGCTCTGGCAATGGTGATCGTATCGCCCACGACATCGTCGATCTGCACGACCTCCGTCCCTGCTCGCGATCCATCGCCGATGACGGCGAGCAGACCGATATCCTCCTCGTCAACGCCATGCCCTGTTGTAAGCGTGACCGTTGTCGCATCGATCGCCAGATCGCCATCCAGGAAACCGCCTGGCGCAAAATCCATCAGTTCCGTGCCGGCGAAGCCTGATCCGCTGTCGACCTTCAGGTCGGCATTGACGGCATCCGCCGTCGGCGAGACGCCGGCGACCTGGATGAGGCCTGCACCCGGGTCCGTCGTCAGCATCGTGGCGAGATCGGCGTCGCCAACCATCTGCCGCAATTCGCGGTATGGCATTTCCCAGACGATGCGCGGCGACACCTCCAGAGGCTCGTTGGACGGCGGCTGCCAGGGGCTCTCGCTGTCATCAACCAGGACGGCGGCGCTCAGGTTGAACACGTCTTGGAAGTATTTCAGGCCGATCTTGTTCTGCCGGCCGTCGCCGAAGTTGAGGTCGGCGACTCGCATCACCTCGCCCGAAAGCTGATGCCGCGAAGAGACAAGGCGGAAGGGATCGCCGGGGTTCATCCCCTCGATCGTGCGCTTCGCAACCAGCCGGCCGGAGACCAGGCCGGAGCCAAGCGCAATGACATCCCTGGTCGCCACGCGGATGGCAAGCGAGCTGTAGTTTATGCCAGGATAGTCTCGTGTCGTCGACAACACCTTGGTGGCTTGCATCGACTGCGCGATGTTGGTGACGGAATGCGAGCCGTCCTTGCGCTTCTCCCGGTTATAGTAGTTGACGATGACCGAGCTCACCGCCTCCGACAGCTGCCGGTGGCTGACCTCGGTCCATTCGATGACATCGTCTTCGTCGAGAACTGGGATTGTGTCGATGTCATAGTCGTTCCTGATCGCCTTCAGGACGAACTTGCCGGTCGATCGCGAGACGTAGAGGTAGGCGTCGATGTGGGCGAGGACCGTCGAGACGAATTCCTGGATTTCTTCCTCGCGGCTCCAGCGCAGCGAAAGGCCGAAACCCTCGCTATAGAAGGTGTTAGCGCAGGCAGTAAAAGCGGTGTCGTCGATGTCGCTATCATTGTAGCCCATGCCCCAATTGGAATCCGTCAGGCATTCCCTGATGATGTGGGCCGGGTTCATGTCGTAGTAGCGGATGAGCGCACCAGGCGTCATCGCGGAGTCGAGATTGGCCGAACCGAAATGGATTACCGGTACTTCGCCCACAGGATTGTCGTCGCCGCCAGTGCCGGGGGCATGATTGTCGGCAGGGGTATTATCAAAGCCCTCCAGCGTGGCCCCGGACATCGTACTGCCACCGGCCCCGAATGCTCGGAAGCAATAGACCGGGACATCCTCCAAGGTATCGATAATGGCCTGGGCATCAGCAACCCCCGAAATAGGATCGCCAAACTGGTCTGCGTTATCGGAGATGATGATGATGCATGGCGTCTTCTTCGAGTCGGCACCGTCGAAAAACGCCTCCGCCTGCGAAAGACCAGCCAGGAAATTGGTGTTCCCAGAACTGGCCAGCCCGTCAACCCAATCGTCGAGGGAATCGAAATTGTCTGCAGTGCAATTGCGGTACTGCGTGCTCGCCTTGACGCTCGATCCGAACGACACCATACGGACGTCGTATTTTATATCGGTATTGGAACGCATGGTGTCGATGGCATCGTGAGCACCTGCCTTGAGCGCCTGCAGCCTCGCACCAACGACTGAGCTTGAGGTGTCCAGCGCGAAGTAGAAAGCGATGTTGTCGGCGGTCGTCGCCTCGGCAGGGACGGGCGCCTTTTCCGGATACCATTGATCCGAACCATCGGACTTCAGCAAGATGCGTTGGAGGCGAAACTCCCACGGCTTGATGTAATTCGATGTGCCGAGATAGACCTGGCGCAAGACGATGGTGACGATGCCGCGGAAGGCGGAAATGTTCTCGCCAAGTTGGGCGACCAGATAGTCGTTCTGAAGCTGGGTTGGCTCGCCCATGCAGACATCGACTTTGCCAGAGATGCCGCCTTCGCTCTGGTCGCCGCCGAACAGCTTCGACTTGCTGATGGTGATCTGGGTATCGGAGGCGTGGCCCTTCCATGCCAGCTTGTCGCCGACCGTGATCCGCATCAGATCGTCCGCCGGACCGTGGCAGAGCGCCATCTGCATGCCGAGCGAATATTTGTAGCCGATGACCTGGCGGGGCCCGAACAGCCCATAGCGCCGCGCGCCCTTGATGGCGTCGCGCTTCAGGTCGCCATACCAGGTGACGTTCGGATCGGCGATATCGCAGGTGCCGAAGACGACCGGGATCTCGCGGCCTTCCTGTGCCGTCGGCGCCTGGAAGTCTTCGAGGCTTTTCGCCTTGGCGTTCTGCGGCTTTGGCGCAAGCGCAAGCTGCAGCGCATACGACAAAATGCCGATGATGATGTTCCAAAACATCGCGGCTCAAACTGCTGGAGGAAACGAAAGCGAGCGATCAGGCGATGGTCAGCGCGCCGGCCGAACCGTCGAAATCGATGGTGAATGTGTTGCCGCTCGCCATCGTCAGATCTGAGCCGTAGTCGTACCAGCCGATCAGTTCCTTGTTCGTGGCCGTGTCGTTGTAGAGCACGACATACCGGAAAGGGCCAACCGTCCCCGAGGCTGTCAGGACAAGGTCTGCGAGCACGAGCTTATAGGTGCCGCTGGTCTGCGCCGAGCTCGATGTCGTGACGTTGCGCGACGAGCAGTTCGTGTAGCTGATCTCGGTCAGATTCGAGAGTTGCGTGTTTGTGTTGACCGGAGCATTGGCAGCGGCTGTCAGCGCGACCTTGATCTGATCGGAGCCGAGATTATGCACCTTCTCGGCGACCGCTTCGACGAACGATTGGAATTTGTTGAACGATGCCATCAGTCAGTCCTTTTCAGGTGATGCTCTGGGAGAAAGGGTTGTTGTCGGACATGTTTTCGAAGCCGCCGAAATTCAGATTGTTGGTGAACTTCTCGCAGCCGGTCGGGCCGGTTGAGAGATCGCAGCCAGGCGCGATGTCGACAGGAACGGAACCGTGTGCGGCGAAGTAATCGGCCAGGCCATCGATCGATCCGATCAACGTCAGCGTGCTGCCGGTGTGCGAGCCGATCCAGCCATAGAGTCCGTTGAAGATGACGAGACCGGCCTTGTAATAGCCGTCGACCTGAAGCGCGGCTGCAGAGACGGTGAGAGCAAGGCCCGAGATCGCCGTGACCGTGCCGGACACCTTGAAGTCATCGACATCGACATTGCAGCCGGGAAAGTAGAGCACGTGCCGGCAGGTGCGCTGATAGCGCGCCCGGCAGCCCGGCCGCCGCATCGAGGTGAAGACGCTCTCGACCGAGACCTTGATATTCTGCTTGCCTGACTTGGCGTCGACGACGCGGCCCTTCCAGACGACGCGAAGCTCTTCCGACAGGTCGGTGTGATGCCCGCGCCAGACCGTGACCGTGGTGATCTCGTTCGCCGGCGTCAGCAGCGTCTTGGCATATTCATCCGAGAGCGGGAACGTCAGTTCGACCGAGTTCTTTTCGATGTTGCCGGTCTGCTCGATATCGGCATGCGCGATCGGCGACGGCAGCCAGTCCTCGCTCATGCGGGTGAGCGTCACCGGATCGGAGGTGAAACGAACCGGCGTGACGCCGTTGTCGAGCAGATAGAGGAAATACGGCTGACCTTGGTCGACCGAGCTTTCCGGGGTGTCGTAACTCATGCCGGCACCTCGGTGACCGCGACTGAGACCGTCGAGGCATCATCGAACTGATGTTCGATATTGACCGAGTCCGCGTTGAGCCTGACCTTGGTCATGAAACAGAGCACGCCGATATCCGCCGCGGTGACCGACTGGCCAAGGCTTGACGAGATCGTGAGATCATCGTCGTCGCCGGCGTTCGCGATGTCATCGATCTGCCGGAAGAACGTCGTGCCGTCCTTCAGGAAGAACGCGATCTGCTTGCCGCCGTAGACCGATGCTGGGCCGATGCTCTTAACTGTGATGACGGTGTCGGACGCGCCGATCGTCGCCTGCAGGGCGAGATCCATGTTGAAGCTCGGTAGCCAGAACGGTTTCTGTTTGCCCATGAGCGAATGCAGCCAGACGCGCCGGCGCCACAGCCTGGCACCGCGGTATTCATGGAAGCCAAGCATCTGGCCGAAATCGGCATAGGTTAGCAGCGTCTCGACCGCAATCGGGCCGAAGCCGTTGTCGACATACTCGGCGGCGCGCACGATCGACTCCGAGATGTCGGCGATCAGCTTTGGGGTCTCGTCGAGAACGTCGAGGCCTTGGTATTGCGGATAGCCGGCGTCGCCATCGAGGAAGATGTTGTCGAGCGACTGAAACTTGGCCGAGACATCCTGATAGGTGGTGTCGCGCCTGACCTGGAAGCCTTCGGTTGCCAAGGCGGAGCGGATCGGAGCGATGGTCGGCCGCGTGAAGTCCTGCCCGACCGCGCCGAGCAGCGTCAGTTGCGTATCGGAAACCGCCGTCACGATGGCGATGACGTGGTTGTCCCAATCCTCCCAGATCATCACGCCGACGCCGACGCGCCAGTCGCCCCAGGTGGTGTCGCAAGCGATGGTGGTGTCAGCCGAGCCGATGTTGCCAACGACCTGCTGCTCGATCCAGATCGGGATGCTGAGCGGCGCACCTGCCCTGCGCTGAGCGAATGCCTTGGCCCATCCGAGCATTGCTGGAAGCGTCCGGAACGAATAGGCAAGCAGCTGCCTCGGCGCCGACCGGAGCGCGATGCGCTGCTCCCCCGTGCGGCTGGCAAGCATGTCGGTCAGCCACTCGAGCGTTTCCTGCGCCGGTATCTGCGGACGGAACGGCCAGAGCTGGTAGAGGATCAGGATGTCGACCGAGATCAGGTCGGGCGCGCCTGAGACGAGCGTGTTCGGCACGACGTTGACGATGAGCACGATCGCCGGCGAGCCCAGCACTGGGGCACCGGCAGCGAACCCATCCGGCGAGACATCGACGGTTGCCATCAGGGACCGGGAATGCCGATGTCGAAGGCAGGCGACGTGATGGTGTCGCCGTTGTTCACGACCTTGGAAACTGCCACCGTCTGCGCAGCGAGCAGGCGCGAGTTCACGCTGTCGACCAGCGCATAGTGGGTGATGGTGCCGCTCGCCGTCGCCGAGCCGTTGGTGACGGCCGCGACCGTCACCTTGCGGCCTGAAGGGCTGCGCGCCGCCGGCGAGCCGACCGAGATGCCGGTCTTGTTGCCGAGCGAGGCTGTGAGCGTGCCGGCATAGTCGCTCGGCAGGCTCGAGCAATAGTGGATGCCGGTGACCTCTGTATCGAGGACGGTGAGCCCGTTGTCGAGCACGCGGTCATTGAGGAAGGCGGTCATTTATCGTCCATTCCTGCGCATCACGTTCATGATCTTCTCCTCGCCGGCGGGACCATCGAGATAGTCGCCCACAACGGCGGGGTCGAAGACGTTGATGATCTTGGTGTTATTCTTCAGATGCGGCGCCAGCATGCGGACAAGGTTCTGCAAATTGTCGTTCGATCCGCCGCCGCCGGCCTGCTTCATCATGTCGATGGAACGCGGATTGCTGCGGATAACGTCACCGGCGCGCAGCTTCTTGAGCTCCGGACCCTTCTCGCCAACCCATGCCCAGCCGGGAGGAGCGCTTTCGGTGCCTTCAGCAAACAGACCGAACGAGCCAGACAGGATGTCCGCTGTTGCCTTTGGCGAGATGCCGCTCATGAAGTTGAGTGCGCCACCCGAACCGCCGAACATGCTGGCCAGGTTTTGGAACCATCCGCTGCCGCCGCCGCCGGGCGAAGCCATGAAGCTCGAAAGCACCGAGCCGAAATTGTTCAGGCCACCGGCGGCGTTCACCAGGCTCTGGCTAACCTGCATCCCGGCCGCGCTGATCGTGGAGATGCCACCAGTCGCAGCCGTCGCGGCGTCACCGAGCTTTGAGATGCTCTGCGTCGTTGCACCCATGTCAACGTCACGGTTGACCTGGAAATGCATGGTGTCCGGCTTGCGCCAGTTGCCGCCCCAGATCAGACCGTTCTTTTCGGCGAGTGCGCTCGGATCGATCCCGTATTTTGAGAAGTCGCCCTGAGAGCCATAGGCGTAGGGATTCTGGCGTGGGTTGATGTCCAACGCCTCGCCGAAGGCGTGTCTCGAAAGGTTGCTTGTTCCGGCTACGTTGCGGAATGAATAGCCGCCTTCCCCGAGACTTGTGATCGGATAGCCTGCGGCCTTGAGGTCGGCGAGCAGGCCTTGGAAGCGGCCGGCGTATTCCGACGCAACCTTCGCTGTCAGGCCATCAATGCCGATGCCGGAAAGAGAAATCCCGGTCTTCGTGACACCAGCGGCCGGAAAAACTGCCGAAAGCAGCGAAGACGCCTGCGCCGACGCGCCAAGCGGCGAGCCGAGACCGGCGAGCAATTTCGCTG